ACTTCTCTCATTCTTCTTTTTGATCCTGGTAATATTTCAAATTTTTTGTTTTCTTCATTAAATCTAACAAATTCTTTACCTAACTTCCCAATTTGATTTGTTAGTTCGGTTGGATCATTTTGAGCTAAATCCATAGCCCTTAACGGATCTAATAACTCACTAGATGTTACACCTAACCTTTGTAGTGACGCTGAAAAATCAATTGCCTTTTCGGGATTAAGTAAATCTTCCGCTTTAGCAAATATTTTGTCCATATCAATTCCCAATCTTGATGATTGTGCCGCCATTTTGGCAAGACCTTTAACACCGTTATCAAAGTTAAATAAATTAAGTTTTTCTATATTTTTACTTACCGCACCCGCAACACTTGCAACGGTAACTCCCGCTTGATTCGCAATTTTTGCAACCTCCAACATATTGTCACCTACCGAATCAATACTAAAACCAACATCTCTAAAATTTCTTGCCAATTCATCAGCACCAACACCAGTAACCTTTGCGGTTGCTGCTAAATCAACTAATTGTCCATCAGTTAATTTTAAATTAGTGTTAAATTTTTTGATTAAACTTTCATAAAGTGCTGATGAGTCATCAGCCTTTAATCCCATCGCAACAAATTGAGGTATTGATAAAGTTAAGGTTCTTTGTAGTTCAATACTTCTTTCAAATCCAGTTCCTAATGTTTTTACAATATCAGAACTTTTTTTATCTAAATCGGTTGCCGCTCTAAACATTGCGGTCAACCCTAAATTAGTACTAATTAACGAACCTATTTGTGATGGTATCTTAGTTAAATCTTTCGCCGCTTTTGATAATTCAGTAGCAACATCAATTCCGGTAAAACCAAATGAACTACCAGATTCTTCTTTTTCTACATTACCCGATTCATTCTGTAACATTTAGATTGTGTTTTTTTATAAATATTGATTAATCTTTTTTATGTTCTTCAATAATCTTATCAATCAGATATTTTCTAATATAAGTTGGCATTTGTAAAAATTCAGTGTAGGATGTTCTTAGGATTTTTGCAAGAATATAATATTCATCAAGTAAAAATTTTGCGTAATCAGAAGAAAGGCCGAAAAAACTCCACCCCAAAAGAAATGTCTACCATTACTTTTTTTCCTGACGGGGCGATTACTTGTTTAGTTAAATCCAATCTTGGTTCATTATCCAACATAAATTTTTTAATATGTTTTGAATCCATAATTGGCATTGTTTCAACGAATTTTGAAATAAAATTTTTATCTTCATTTCCATCAATACTAATAATCATTTTGTTTAATCGTATTGTGTGAGATGGTGGTATTCTACCGGCAGGATACTGATCAATAATTTCATCAATTTCAATTAAATCTCTAATTGTTAAAAATTTAAGTTTAACGGAATTACCACTTCTTGGTAATGTGGTTGTAATATATCCATTATCATCAGGAGATACATCAACTTTTTTAATATTTAATTCATCCAATAGTATTGAAACCTCAAACGGTTTATTAGTTTCAGGATCTTTAACGGATAAATTATATTCAGGTCCAAATGATGTGTTTCTTAAAAATATCATTAATGCTTCAATATCCCCATCTAACATATCTTCAGGTCTTAAATCCGGCTCATACACTTTATTTCTTAATAAAGGTAATACAATACTTTCTCTAATTGATTTGTTTGGGTTAATATTTGAAAGGGTGTTTTCGTCAGATGCGGTTAAATAACCAACCTTAACACTTTTCTTTTTTGATTTGTAAAAAATCCCACCTGAAGGTAATTTTACAACATCGTGGGGTAAATTAAAATCCATTTGCCCATATTCGTTAACATTGTTTTCCATAATTTCTTTTTGTTAAAAAGATAACCAATACCAAAATTTTGTAAATAAAAATCCCATACGGAATAAACCATACGGGATTAATTTTATATGTGTTAAAAAATCAATACACTAATATACAACGATCCATACGAAGCGTAGCACTGATGTCCGCCAAAGCATCTTGTGAGTAAGACAATGTACCAAAGTTAACATCCGTCATAAATGTTCCCTCTAATATCCACTTCTCAACAACAACACCTGTTGGGTCTAACATCTCAATGTCAACATTCTTTTTATAACCTGCGGCATAACCCATACGACCTGTTACCGATTCAGCACACAAACGAACCCACTCCATCAATGCTTGTGCCGCAGACGGTCCAATAGGGTCACGGAATTTAACCGTAATTGGATCCCAATTGAATCTACCAGCAACGAATGTTGAAGTATTTAGGAATTGTATTTCAGTTGAATTGACTTTGATAGATGGTCTAGATGCACTCTCAACAAACCATTCATTTATACCCAATGACGATGGGAATCTTATAATAAATCGGTTCTGTCTTTTCGGTTCGTAAGGAACTGGCATTTTCATTAACAAATCAGCCATAATTTTTTTCTTTTAAGTTTTTGTTTATTTTATATATAAATATATCGTTGTAAAATTTTTTCTGTTTACTTTGATTTAATTTTTAATATTGTTCTCTTAACTAGTCCCTCTAGCATAGTTTTTTCATCATCTTTAGTATGATAAGTTCTTAATATATTATCTGGTTTCTTTTCAAAATGTTTTTTCATTACATCAACATTTCTTATATCATCATCTGAAAAACCTACCATAGGCATTAATGGAACAAAATTATTACTAATATCATTTATAAGTTGATATTCTTTTTTCTGTAATCTGAATGACATTCTTTTAACATAATCAATAAATTCTTCCATCGCCCTAACCTTTCCTTCTTCCGGATTGGTTGCGGAACCTTCCCCAAAACTTACAGGATAAAATTTACATCTATCAAGATAATCCCTAATTAACCAATTTTCATCGGTAACCGGTTTCAATCCCATAATCTCTCTATATTTAATAAGGCTTTCCACAAGTTTTTCTTTGTCTAGTCCACCTCTACCCATTAAAATCAATTTTAACACACCTTTTTTAAGGGTGTTTGGATTGTGTCCTCTTGCGGTGATAATTGAAAACACGGAACCGTTATTAATCGCCTCAACAAAATCTGACCAAGGACCTCTAACTAATGGTGCGGTTTCTATATCCTTCATAAATTTTGAGTCACCAGCAGTTCTAAAATATTTAAACGGATCTTTACCAAATCCGACAATAGTTTTTCCTTCATACTCAAAAGGAGTATTTCCAATTTCAGTTCTATATTCTGCAAAATCTTCTGTTGACATACCAACCTCATTTCCGTCCTCACTCATTAAAATAATTTGAGTCGGCATTTTCATCAGGTTATCGTCCCAATCAAATGCATAATACTTTAAACCGTATTTTTTTTCCTCAACTTCATTAATCATCTCATTAATGATTTGTCTTGTTAAAACACTATAATTCATATTAATAAATATTAGACAAATAAAAAAAGGGAGAATTTATCTCCCTTTTCTTTTATTATTCTTCTTATTAGATATTCTCAAATGAAGCTCCCGTTGGGGTAATATAGAATGTTATGTCAATAAATTCTAATGAACGAGTTGGTTTGATGTAAATCTTACCTGTCATTTGATTTCTGTCTAAATCGGCAGTATCACTTGAAACTGTCACACGGAAATCATATAAACCTCTATCTCTTCTAATTGCATCCAAAATAGGATTAACCGCATTTAAGAAATCTTGTCTTACTTGTTCATCGTTTTGATCAAATAACAATCTCACAGAAACCGCAGAAATCAATTTACGAGCTTGTAATAACAATCTTCTTACATTGATTCTATCAAGTGCGGATTCTCTAACTTGTAAAGTTTTGTTACCCCAAATTACAGTACCGACATCAGAGAAGGTTGCGATTGGGTTAATTCTACCAATATATAAAGTATCTCTGTCTTCTTGAGTTAACTTCTTACGAGCTTTAACCGAATTTACAATACCACGAGTGTAACCCGCCGCTGCGAACCAAGGGAATGCAATATTATCTGTCAACGCCAAGTTTCTTGTTACCTCTGCAGTTGAAGGAATATAGATTTGAGTGTTATTAACAGTATCACGAGTTAATACCCAAGGGTAGTAAGTTGCGGTGTAGTTAGAGTCAATACCTGCAGTGTCCAAATTATCAACCGCTTCAGTAGGATAGATTAATCCATCTTGTCCTGTTGTTGTTGGTAAGAATAAGTTGTAGTCAGGTGTTGTTGTGATATATAATGAATCAGCTCTTTCAAACTCAATCATCTCAATTGCATCACCAACCAAATCAGAGTTATTTACATAATCAATACCAGGAGTTACAAACACATTGATGTTAACCGCCTCAGGATTTGCAAATGTTCTAATACCCAATAAGTATGCGTAGTAGTCAGTGTTTGCCCAATTTCTTGTTCCGTCACCGATAGAAATTTGTTTGAACGCTCCCCATCCCGATGCAGTTGGGTATCTGTCTGTAGGACAAGAACCATTTAAGAATCCTGTTCTACCCAATACATATCTATCACTGTTTGTTCTATATTCTCTATAGATATCCCATCCGTCAAATCCTCCTTGAACAAACAAAGTGAACTTTCTTGAGAATAATCTGTAGTATGGACTTGTTTCATTTGTTGGTTCTGACGCAAATGGTGCATCACCAACATAGAATCTTGGTGTTCCACTAGTTGAGAACGCACTTCCAATAGTAATTCCACTAGCATTTTTATCCATATGGAATCCTCTTGTTCTGTAAGACCATTGTCCACCTTCAATATCACAAGTTGAGATTGGGTTTCTTTTACCAACATACTCAAAGAAATCAGGATCGTAACCCCAGAAGTTAGACATACCTAAATATGTTCTTCTAATGTTATCACCACCTGTTGTTGTTGCGTTATCTCCTCCTGTTGGTAAACCAAATGGTGGGTTGTAAATAACTTCTCCAGGGAAATCGTATTTAGTTTTAAAGATTGGGAATGGAGATCTTGCTCCTGAATATTCTCTGAAGCTAAATCCTTCAAAACCACAAGGTAGGGAATCAATAGGTGCGTCTTCATTTAACTCAATCATAATGTATTTAGAATTCAATTCGTATTCACCATCTAAAGTTCCGATTTTTTTAGCGATAAAATTATTTTGACTTGGATCCATTGAACAATTAGTGAATTTCTCAATAACTGTTGGTGTAGAATCTGTATCATAGTAATCTCTAACTAATACGGTAAATGTTTGGTTAGCAAATGAAATATCTGTAATTGAAAGTTTAACACTTGTGTTTGCATCGTTACCGTCAGCAATTGTGTAGAACTTAAATAAGTTGTATACTTTACTACCTCTTACTTCAGATACAACCCAAGGAGAACTTGGCGATTGATATCTATCTAAGTACCAACCAATAGATGTTGAACTTTGACTTTGAGCAGAATCAAGTGAAACTAATTGAGAATTTAATCCTCTAATATATCCTTGTCTGTATGCGTAATTTAATAATGATTGGAATCTTTCTTCCACCATTAATGGAACTGTTGTTCTTGGTTTACCGAAGTTACTTGAACCAAATACTTTAGACACATATTTTGCATCTGATATACTCATAGATGTCTCAAATGAGAATGATTCACCTTGATAGTTAGTTACATTAACAACAAATGGTAAATATGGATTACTTGATACACCAGAATAAGGTCCTGTCATATCAAGAGTCACATCAGTAATTCCTGTTACTTCCCAAGTTGGGTTATTTCCATCAACATAATTAGAGATACCTCTAGATCTTAATGTTGTTACAACCAAATCGTCATAATCTGTGAATGAGTTACCTGTGTATAAATAAACTCTACCAACTACATCACCTGAATAACAAGTTGTGATTTCACCAATATTTTGATTACCACCTGTGTCACCCGGACAAACCGCACAAGGATCAAATTCATAAACATTAACAGTCCAAGTAGCAGTCACCGAACCATCGCCTGATGTTAAAACATAATCAAGAGTACCCGCCGAGAAATTAACAGTCGTCGAGTTACTAATTTGAGTGATACCACCTACAGTTACACCAGTAGTACACGCACTAAATGTAGGTGTTAATGCCGATAAATCTCCTGTAAACCCTGATGGTAAACAAACACTTATCACATTTGTGTTATAGTTAATACTTGCCGATGTACCACTAATTGAATAATCATAGAAAGATGCACAGGTAGATGCACTTGTTGTTTGAGTTACCCCCGTAACATAAGAATAAAACGAATATCCTGTGTAATTTCCGTTTCCTGTATTATCAAATAATGCGTAATACCAAGAATCATTTAAAGGTGATGTTAAATCAGTTTGACCTAAATCAACTGAAGGTACATCAAATCTGTTGTTTTGTGTTCCTGCCGAGAATGTTGGGTTTGTAAATCCTGAATAATCATCAGAATCAATTGAACCAAAATAATCAATAGTTAAACCTGTTGATGGATTATCTGAAGTTAAGATACTAAAAATAGTATTAGTAATATCACTATCTATTGATGAGGTACCTCCATCAAATTGTCGGTATTGTTCCGTTAAGATAGTTTGTATAACCGGAGGGAAATCACTTAAGAAATTAATTGAACTATCCGAATTATCACACCCACTAAAAGAAACGGTGAAATCAATTGTATTTGCTGAAGTACATTCAAAAACACAATCAACCGTTACCCCACTTGCACAATCAAACCCAATAGTAGTCGGATCAACATTTGCAACGGTTACTACCGACCAAGATGGACCCGCATCGTAACCCGACAATCCAAGGACTCTTGTTACAAATAATTGATTTGATTGTTGTAAATACGCCTTCGCAATGTATGCCGCCTCATATTTAGGGATTTGAGTATTTACGAATTTTTCAGGAGAAGTACCACCGAAATATGTTGTGAATTCATCAAAGTTTCTAATGAATATCGGCTCAAATGCGGGACCCTTTAATGTCTCACCCGCAATACCCAGCGTGGTTACACCCACACTTTGAGCAACGAAACTCAAATCAACTTCTGAAGTATATACACCTGGTGATACAAATACTTTACTGTTAGTTGCCATTTTGTTTTTTTTTGTTTATAGATTTATTTTTATATATAAATATTGGTGATTTTAGCAAAAACTTTACTTCTAATAAAGTATTTATATTTTGGTGAGATTTTATTCTACCTTTATTCTGCCTATGAAAGAAGAACCTAAAAAAATAAAGAATCTGAAGATTTCTGTTGAGTCACACGATATACTAAAGAAGTATTGTGATAAGCGTGGGATTAAAATGTATAGGTTTTTAGAAAACCTAATCATTGAGAAGTGTAAAGAAAAAAAAGATATCTACGGGGAATAGTTATAAATAGGTTTGACTAAACTCTAATCTACCTTCCTCTAACGGATTTGTTTTAATAACTGATATGGTTAATATATCATTAGTATTAATTTGAATTTCATCCAAACCGTCTCCATAATAATCACCATTCACATATACACTAAAACTATCAACATTGTAAGTGTTAGTTAAATGTAAATTTACTGTGTATTCAAATGTTTGAGTTGAATCAAGAACCCCATCGGGATATGTTGTAATATATGTTGAAGGTGGGATTGGTTCTTCTTTTTTCGGTTTTCGTTTTTTTGTTTGAGTATCAACCTCATACATTTGAAATATTCTTGTAACCGCTGGTTGAACCTCAAACTCTTCTTCGTCAATAAGGAATCCTAACATAGTGAATGAATACTTTTGTATATAAACTTTTCTTTTCTCAAGATCTAAAACTGATTCATCCGTAACATCATTCATTATGATTGGAATGTAATGTCCTTTTATAACTTGATACGCTTGTCTTGAAGCAAACTTCTCAAGAACAATTTGGTTGAACTTATTTAGTTCCCTCATTCTATTACAAATAATTGCAACGGTATATTTTATGTCAACAGGTACTGGTTGTGGAATCTTATAGATATCCATTCCGTGTCGTTGTCCATCCCAAGTTGGTACTTGAGCATAATAGTATTGTCTCCTATTTGGAATATTATATCTTAATGCCGGGTTTGTTCCGTATTTTACTTCAGGTGTTCTAATAACCGTAATGAATGGGGGTTCAGCATTTTTATCTATGTTTTGGAAATTCCAAGTTTCAACAAATTGACTCCAATTTTGAGTGGAAATTAAAATGTCTACCATAGGAACTATTTTACCTTCAACGACACATTTTAATTCGTCTTTAACAAAATCTAAAAAACCTCTATCCAAATCGGCATGCAATAACGATTTCGGTAAATAAGTCCCATCTCTCTCAATCATTTCCTTAAGTTCCTCCCTTCTTGGGTATAAGGTTTTAGATTGAGTTAGTGGTAATGTTTTTTTTATTTTTTTTGGTAATCCCATTTTATTTCACTATTTTT